GGGTTTTTCCGTATCCGGTTTAACCGTATCCGGTTTTTCCGTAAATGGTTGAAAAATTGCTTTGTCGCAAATCTCATAAGCAAACCCCGCAATTGTCCCGTCCGGGTTCCTTTGTATAATCTTTGAGCAATACCCGAACTTTTCCAACTCTTTAATACCACTATACAGACTATCCCGACCGTCGGTTGCCCGGTTCGTCAAATCTCGCATATTCAAAACCCAATCGTCCGGCAACATTTGGACGTATGCAATTATTCCTTTCGCTTTCCAACTCAAACGGGTATCTTTTAAGAACTCGTTTGCCATTTGGCAATAATCCCGGTCGTATTTACGCCGGGTAATTGTATTATTCGTTGCCATTGTCGCCGCCCTCCAATTGTTTAACAGGTTCCCACGCTTTGCGCACTCTTAAAACATTGTCCGGGCTTTCGTTCGGAACCAATGAAACAACAGGGAAACGGGATTTGTCGCCGGGCTTTTGGGTCGTGGCAAATTGTACGTTCAAATCAAATATAATTCCCTTACAAAATCCCCGTTCCGCCAACATACCGTCGAATGTTTCCCGGATTTGCGGGATTGTGGACGCCGTACCCTTTGTTGAAAACTGCCATACCCCGGCAACGCCACGTACCAACGGTACAATAAAATTCAATGTCAACGTAATTTCCCAACCGTCGTGTCCGTCCTGTTTGCTTTTCCGATTGGGGTAACGCTTGGTAATAGCCAACATCAAATTCGGGTATTCCTCCGTTGTCAATGTTTCGTACTTTTTGCCGTCCCAAACTTGGAACGTTTCGCCGTCGCCCGCCGCAATCAATCGTCCGTCGTCGTCCCGGTACTCGTACCGCTCGTTGCATACTTTCGCCGGGTCGTCGTCCGGGAAAACGATTTGAATTGTTTGTGGTTTTTCGCCGTATGCCTGTGTAAATAACCCGGCATACTTTCCCGTTGGTATGAAATAATCCACGCTTTGCGGGTATCCGTTGGCGTTTTTCATTCCGATTTTTATTTGTCCGACACGGGGCAAAATCAAACGGGATTTTTCCGCCTCATGTCGTCTTATTCGTCCTTTCATCGCTCTTTATATTTCGGGGTCGTCAATTAACAATCTTTTCTTATTCTCGTTTTTGGGCTTTTTGGGCGCATTTGCGGGCTTTTGTTCCTTTTCCGGTGTAACCGTCCGTTTTGCCGCCTTTCGTCCCGTGGAGGGCTTCTTTTTCGCCTCCTTTGCCGTTTTCCCGGTGCGTTTCACAATCTTTGTTTTCTTAATCTCCGGTTCCGGCGTTTGTTCCGGGGCAACCGCATCCGCTTTGACGGTATCGGCGGCGTCCGTGGTTTCGTCCGGGGTCGCCTCTTTGGGGGCTTTAGTTTTAATCAATTCCGCCAAAGACAACGATATTACATTTTGGGACAAATCCGGGGCGTCGTCCAATACAACCATACCATTAACCGCCGTAAACGTATTATCCCGCTTTTCGTCCTCAATGGCGGCAATCTCCAACAAATAGGGGATTTTGCGTATATTGGGGCTTTCGGTTTGCTCTTTCAGATTGTACGACGGTTTTTTGCGCCAATCTTTCGGGCTGAAATTGAAAATACGGGTAACGGGGAATTGCTCAAAATTGACATTCCACATATCCCGGTACATCCCCAATTGTATTTCGCTTTCCTCGTAAAAGCCTTTGCGCCCGCTTTTGAAATCGACAATTGCGTTAATCCGGTCGTCGCTTCCAATCTTTGCCCGCATGGTACACGGGCAATCAATCATTCCGGCGTACTTGTAATACGGGTGTACCAACGCAATTTCAACGGCTAACGGTCGTACATCATAATCCAATACGAATTGCGCAAACGCCAATACGTCCTTTTTCAAATCGTCGGCGTAATAAATAAAGTCGTCCGGCAATCGGTAAACCTCAATGTATTCTTTTAGTTTGCCTTTTAGCCCGTCCAAATCATACGCTCGGTTAATCAATAATTCCTCAAATGCGGCGTGCATAAACGTTCCATACGCCGCCCGTTCGCCTTTGTATCGCTCGGCTTCCTCAATGCCTTTGTTCGCAATCCAATTTATAAGGTGCGGGGCTTTGGGTAATGTTTGGGACAATATAGTTGTAACCGACGGGAAAAACTCCGGGTTCCCGGCGTCGTCATATCGGTAATAATATCGGTGTCCCTTGCTGTTTAACTGCCAAACCTTATACGGGGGTTCAATCAATGTTTTTTCGTCGAAAAACATTGCCGTCATTTCCTCAACCGTCATGCCCGGTATTATCTCAAACACTCCGGTTGGTTGTTCCGGTTGAACATCAACGAACGGGGGAATAATTGTTTGTTGTTCCTCGTTAATCTCCGGGAACATATCCGGGGCAACATTGCCGACGGTTCCCGCAACCTCTTTTACCGGGTCGCCCGGTTTATCGCTCTTTGCTCTCATTACTTGTACTTTTTATATTCTGAAATTCCACATAATACCATTGCGGCGCACATTGCCGCAAATAACAATTGCCACGGGTTCCAAAATGCGCCAATCAAACAACATAACCCCAATGCGCCAAACGTAACAATTAGGGCTTTCGCTTGAAACAACCCGGAAAACATGGTTTCGGCGGCGGCTTCCAACCATTCGATAAACTTACTTTTCATTGTTTCCGCCCTCCATGCCAAACAGGTAATCCGCCGTACAATCCAACATTTCGCAAAGAATAACGACCCATTCCGGGACAATCCGTTTGGTCGTGCCGTTACATAAATTCGTCATATTTACCTGTTGTGCGCTCTCGCTTGCACCCTCAAAAAGACGGGCGGCAATGTCTTTTTTCAAAACCTTTTTCCCGTTCGCCTCGGAACGGGCGATTGCTTCGTTTACTCTTAATCTCAATGCCATAACTTAAATTTTTTTGTTAATAACTTGGTTCGTTGCTCTCTTTGTATCCGCAATTGCGGCACGTTTTTTCCTCCCAAATCGGGCTATATTCCGGCGGGGTCAAATATCCGTCGCCTCCGGTACGTCTATACTCGCCGTCTGTAACCTCCATTTCCCCGCCACACTCCGGGCAATCATCGTCGCCAATCAATACACATTCCAACAGGGCGTCCAAATGGACGGAACGAACCGGGTAAATACCAATTGCCCGGATAACGTCCACCATTTCCACAACGGTAACATCCCGTTCGTAACAATCGGCGACCGGGAACCCCCAATTGTCGCTTATGTTCTCGATAATCTGTTTGTTGATTAACTCCGTAACGATTGTTTCGGATACTTGGTTGGCTGTTTTCCCGCTTTCGGTCGCCAACATCTTTAATTGCTCACTTTCTTTTATTTTCATATCATTTCCCGGTATCCCTCCGGGTAGGCTGTTAATCTTTTGTTCTGCAAAGGTAGAAAGATTTTTTTAATTACCAAAAATATAATCTTTGTTTTGCGAAATCATTTTTGCCGGGTGCGTGAAATATCCGATTTTTAACCTACCTTTGCAATACCGCATTACCAAAAATCGCTCTCGGTTACTGCGTACCGAACCCCCGGCGTATCTGTTACGTCCGGGGGTTCATCTTTTCCAACGCCATTTGCGCCGCACAATAACAAAATCGGTATATATCGCCATAATATCCCGTTTGGTCGGTTATTTCCTCAATAACGCCCGCCGGATATTCCCCAAACGCCACATATTCGTATTGCGTTGGGTCTAACCCCAATGCGAACTCAAACGTAATGTCAATATATTTGTTCCCGACCCGGTTAAATGCGTGGTCGATTGGTATAAATACGTTCGTTTTGCCCTCAACGTATTGCACCCGGTCGGGAAATAACAACGTCAGCAAATGCGCATTTTTATAACACTCTTTGACTACCGGGCGAACCGTCCGGCGTATCAATTCAATTTCCCGTTCGTCGAATACGTCCGCCGCTTTTACGACCTCAACACGTTTTGCGGCGGCGATTGTATCGGTAAAATATTGTCTTTGTCGGTCGGGCAAATCCAATCGTAAGAACGCCCGCATTTCCTCAATAATTACGCTTTCCATATCTTAACCCTTTGTAAACCCCTTAAATGCGACGTGGTAAACGTCGTATTGTTTTCCGGTAACATAAAATTCAATCATTCGGTCGTCGTTACCGACGTCGTTTATTGCAATGGTCGGGTATGGTTCCCCCGGCAATTGGTTAAAACAGTCCTCAATTTCCCGGTATCCCTCCGGGAACTCCGAACGGTCGGCGGCAAAAAACCGGGTTAAACTCTCTTTTATCCGGTTCAACATTTCGTCCCCGTTGGGTTCAAAATGCGCTTTTATTTTATCCTGTCGTCTTAATGCAAATCGCATGGTTAATAAATACTTTTTTGAAACGTCCACGACCTTTGCGCACGTTTCGGGGTTAAACATTCCAATATGCGTATATTCCGGGGGTAATCCCAATTGGTCGGATAACCATTTGTACGCCTCCCGTCGCTTCATTAGTCCACGTTTGTACAACTCATCAAAATATCGGTGCGCTTCAATCTTACATCGGCGCAACTCGGCGTTTGCCAATCGACCCTTTGCCCGGTCGGTTCCCTTATGAACACCCACATACGCCCCGCATTGGGGACAATTTATTAACATGGCACAAAGATATGGCATTTTATTTTAACTACCAAAAGAATTTTCTTTTATTTTCGATTTGCGGACAAAAAACGGTTCTTTTGGCTCCCCGCAAAGTTATTTTTGGCGAATTTTCATTTTAAGCCACTTTATTTGCCGGGGTGGGTACTTTATCCATTCAAACAAAATAATCGAAATACGGGGCTAAAAACGGGCAAAAACAAAAACGGGGTTGCAACGCTTGGTTACAATCCCCGTTTCCCGGTATTATGAACAATAAAAGTTACTTTTCTATGGTTACGAACTCAACGCCCAATATTTTTGTTGCCGGGTTCTTGCTTACAACATCAATTTGCCGATTTTTGATTTTCTTTGTTTTCCATAAAAAACCTAACCAACGTTTGTATTGCACCGTTTCGACAATCAACAGACTATCCCGGTTTATATGCGTCCCGGTAAATTGTCCGTCCGGCGTGGCGCATCCGTGCAACTCAAAATACGGTTCGACAATATCGACGCATCGTAAAACGGTCGTAACCGTATCGCCGGGCAAATATACAACACTATCCCGGACGGTTGCCCGCAATTCGTTGATTGTTTCCATTTGGGTTGTTGTAACCCGTTCCAACTCCCGGTTCTTTGTCTGCAACGTCTTTATCAACTCCGCATCGCTCGCCCGGTATTTTTCAAACTCTGACAATTTCAGTTCCAAAACCCCAACTTTGGCGGCGTTCAAACTATCTTTCGTTTGGTACCGGGAAACTTCCTGCAATAACGTTTCCGTGTTGGTTCTGTATTTGTCCCTTTCCCCGGTCAACGTATTAATCCGGGAACGTTGCACCCATATAGTGACAACGGCGGAAACCGCCAAAGCAATTGCCGCTATTATTAAATATTTTTTCATAAGATACGTTTTATCGCTTCATAATGAATTTTTGCAATACGTTCACGCCCGGCGTCTGACAACATAAAACGGCAATCTTTTTCGGTATCCATGAAAAAGTTTTCAGATAATACCGCCGGGCAAACCGTATGTTTCAGAATGTAAAATTGGTTTTCTTTGTCCGGGTCGCCGTCGGTATGGTCAAAGCGCATTTTCCAACCATCCGGGGCAAACTCCTTTTCCGCCTCATTACAAAGTACGGTTGCGATTGCATCCGCTTTCGTTTGTCCTACGCTGGTATAACATTCCCACCCGGTGCCGCCTCCGGCGTTCCCGTGAACGCTAAACAAAACGGCGTTGTTTCCGCAATCCGCATGGATAACGTTTGCACGGCGGCAACGCTCCGGTAATGATACGTCGGTTTCCTCCGGTACCAAAATTTCAAACTTTACGCCATCGGCTTTTAACATCGCCGCAATACGGCGTACAATGTCACGGTTAAACTCCCATTCAAACAATTGGGAACCGTCCCCCCAAATGGGGGAACGCTTTCCGGCTGTTTCTTCGCCGTGTCCGTTGTCTAAAATAACAATAGGTTTCATTTTCTTACCTCCTTTTCTTTATCGTTAATAATATCGTCATCGGTTTCCTTTTGGAAACGCTCGATTATTGGTTGCCAATAAGACGGCAACGCCCGTGTAAATTCCAACCGGATAACATGGTATATTATCCGTAAGGCTATTTTCTTCGGGTATGCCTTAATTAAGTTGCGAAACGCATTTTGCAAATATACATACATGAACACGTATGTAAGCGACTTAATAACAATCATTGCCGCCCCGTCGTCGCCACATTGCAACATAACGGAATAAATGACGTGTATAATAACGACGTACAAAAGCAATTCCGCCAATGCGTTCTTAAACTTATGGAACGAAAAGCGTTTGCAATTCCTTATCGCCACGCCGTCCGCCCTCATTCCCGCCCAAATGTTGAACGCAAACATAATAACTAACGCATACATAAACCCCTCCGTCGGGGTCAGATATGCAAATAACGGGCTTGCAGTCGTGGCGAATATCATACGCCATTGTTCCCAACTAAAAATTTTATCCATATCGTCCATAAATAAAGAGTTAAGGGGCGGCGGGAAACCCCCCCCCCTTTCGGTTTTTGTTTTTTATTCTTCCACCA